GGTAACCAATGATCACCGCAGGCCTTACCAACAGCTTCAAAGAGCAGCTCCTTTTGGGGGAGCACGACCTCATCACCGATGTGCTGAAGATTGCCTTGTACACGGCAGACGCCGAACTGGGTCCGTTAACGCCCGAATACACCTCTGCCGACGAGGTGGTCGGAGCAGCGTACACCGCCACTGGCCAGATTCTTACAGGGGTCACTGTGTCTTTGTCACAGAGCCTGGGCATTGCGTTTGTTTCGTTTGATAACCCAACTTGGCCAGCAGCAACCTTCACCACCCGGGGCGCGTTGATCTACAACTCGTCTAAAGCAGGAAAATCAATTGCTGTCCTTAATTTTGGGCTCAACCAGACTGTTCTAAGCCAGCAATTTCAGGTACAGTTGCCCACGAATGATGCCGAGAGCGCACTCATTCGCATTTCATAAGGAGCAAAAATGGCACTGGTAAACACCACTAAAGGCGAGATGGACGACTCATTGCTTGAAAAGCGTGAGGGAACCGTTGATAATAGTAACGAGTTAACCACGTGGGTGGAGTACTGGTTAGGAGAAGAGCTTGTCCACAGGTCAGCTCATGTGAGTTTAAAACAACCCGCTACTTTTGTTAATGCAGAAGCAGCTTCCATTGGATAAGGAAAAATCATGGCTAATACCCAAGCAATGTGCACTTCATTTATGGGCGAGTTGATGACCGCCACCCATAACTTTGGTGTTGCACCCGTTCGCGCAGTTACAACTGTTGACTCGTTTAAAGCGGCGTTGTTTTTGGCCTCGGCCACGGTCAACGCCTCTACAACTGCGTACAGCACCACAGGTGAGGTGACAGGCACAAACTACACCGCAGGTGGCGTGGCCGTGACCATGGGCACTGTGCCTACGGCAACAAACAGCTCTACTACCGCAGGTGTGGCGTTTGTTACGCCTTCGGCTTCGATCACGTACACCAACGTGACTTTGGCCACAGCGTTTGATGCAGTGTTGTTGTACAACTCTTCGCAGTCGAATAAAGCAGTCAGTGTCCATACGTTTGGTAGCCAGACCATCACTGCAGGTACATTTACCCTGACTATGCCTAGCAACACCACGACCACCGCTTTGCTGCGTTTGGCGACTACCTAATAGGTGACAAATGGCGGCCTCCGGCTGGGGCGAAGGTAGCTGGGGCGACTTTGGCTGGGGAGGGATTGGCGGAGCCGCAACAGGTGTAGCTGCAACAGGTGCCGCTGGCTCTGTTGCGACTGTTGTAGCTGTCGCGCTCTCCGGTGTCTCTGCTTCAGGTGCTGTCGGGTCCGTTGCTGAAACCAGCAACATAGCGGCAACAGGCAATCAGGCTTCCGGCGCTGTCGGGTCTGTTGCTTCGTCTCGCGTTGTCGCCATCACTGGTGTAGCTGCCTCTGGAGCAGTTGGCTCCGTCACAGAGACCAGCACGGTCGCGGAGACCGGCAATCAAGCAGACGGAGCAGTCGGGTCTGTCGCATCCTCTCGGACTGTAGCCATCACCGGCGTATCGGCATCTGGCGCTGTCGGCTCCGTAACCGGCGGTAGCTCCCAGTCCGCGGACCTCACCGGCGTTTCCGCTTCTGGCGCTGCTGGGTCAGTCACAGAAACCAACAACCCCACAGAAGACGGTAATCAAGCATCAGGTGCCGTTGGTTCTGTTGCTTCGTCCCGCGCTGTCGCGCTGTCAGGGGTCTCCGCTTCTGGCGCAGCAGGCTCGGTCAGCGAAGCAAGTTCTATTGCCCTAACCGGCGTATCTGCCGCAGGTGCTGCCGGATCAGTCACAGAAACAAACAACCCCACAGAAGACGGTAATCAGGCAAACGGGGCGGTTGGCTCTGTCGCCTCCTCTCGTTCGGTAGCTATCACAGGCGTCACGACTTCCGGCGCTGTGGGCACTGTCGCTACTTCACTCACGCAAGTACTTACAGGGGTCTCCGCTTCGGGGGCCACGGGGCTGGTTGGCATAGGCAGGAGCATATCTGGCGTTTCCGCTTCTGGAGCGGTAGGGTCAGTTACAGAAACAAACAACCCCACAGAGGACGGCAATCAAGCGAACGGGGCGGTAGGCACTATTGCTTCTTCACGTTCTGTTGCTCTTACGGGGGTCTCCGCTTCTGGTGCGGTAGGCACTGTTGCCGAAACAAGCTCTATTGCGCTTATCGGTGTTTCTGCTTCTGGCGCAGTAGGCTCCGTTAGCACTTCTCAGGCTATCTCAGGTGTCTCCGCTTCTGGCGCTGCCGGATCAGTCACAGAAACTAACAGCCCTACAGAAGACGGCAATCAGGCAAACGGCGCTGTTGGCACTGTCGCCTCTTCTCGTTCTGTGGCCATTTCGGGCGTTTCTGCCGCAGGCGCTGTTGGTTCTGTTGTTGAGACAAGCACAATCAGTTTGTCGGGAGTATCTGCCGCAGGCGCAGTCGGATCAGTTACTGAGACAAACAACCCTACAGAAAACGGCAACCAAGCAAACGGCGCGGTTGGGTCTGTTGCATCCTCTCGGACTGTAGCCATCACTGGTGTGTCAGCCTCTGGCGCTGCTGGTTCTGTTGTTGAGACAAGCACAATCGCCTTGACAGGGGCAGCGGCCACTGGCGCTGCCGGAAATGTTGGGTTTACAGAGTCCTTTGCCCTCACCGGCGTCGCAGCTTCTGGCTCGGCAGGCTCTGTAGTCGCGTCACGTTCTGTGGCCCTCACCGGCGTCGCAGCTTCCGGCGCTGCTGGTTCCGTTACCGAGACAAGCACAGTCAGTTTGTCTGGCACCGCTGCAGCAGGCGCCGTTGGCTCAGTCACCGAAACAAACAACCCTACCGAAAACGGAAACCAAGCGAACGGCGCTGTTGGGTCTGTTGCCTCTTCGCGTTCTGTTGCCCTTACCGGCGTATCGGCCACGGGCAGCGCAGGCACTGTCGGCTTTGCCAAGTCATTTGCGCTTACTGGCGTTGCCGCTTCCGGAGCAGTTGGTTCTGTTGGCACTTCTCAAGCGGTGTCAGGAGTAGCTGCAACAGGTGCCGCAGGCACTGTGGCTACCTTACGCACTGCCGCCCTCACCGGCGTCGCAGCCTCCGCAAATGTAGGTTCCGTTACTGAGACAAACAGCCCCACAGAGGACGGCAATCAAGCGAACGGTGCGGTCGGCACTGTGGGAAGCAGCATCGTAGTTGCTTTGACAGGGGTAGGCGCAGCAGGTGCGACGGGCGTAGTTGTACCCTCACAGGCTGTTATCCTCAACCTCACCGGCGTAAGTGGCCAAGGCAGTGTAGGCACTGTCCAAAGCTCGGCACTGTTGCAACTGATTGGCGTAAATGCTGCTGGTCAGATAACTTCTCCGGGGGTCAACAGGGATACGCTAGTAACTGGAAACGCCGCTGCTGGTCTGGTAGGATCAGCGGTCCCCACGTCTTCCCCAGTACTGGGAGGTGTTGAGGCCTCTGGCGCGGCAGGCAGCGTGGTGTTTGGCAAGTCGGCGGCGCTCACGGGCGTGGACGCAACTGGCAGCGCAGGCGACGTTGAATTCGCTAAGGTACAGGCGCTTTCGGGCGTGGGCGCAGCAGGTTTAGTAGGCATGGTCTCCGTTGGCGATCGGACGGTGGCCCTGACAGGTGTGGGCGCAGTTGGGGGCACTGGAGAGGTGATCGCCGTCTACTGGAAAGTAATAGATGACACCCAAGTGCCAGACTGGCAAAATATCAACAATGCCCAATCTCCTGACTGGGCGCAGGTCGAAACAACTCAATCTCCGGATTGGCAGCAGATCGCTGCGTAAGGAAAATCATGGCAACAGCATATACATCCCTTTTGGGTCTGGCCCTCCCGGTCACGGGCGAACTGTCCGGTTCTTGGGGCGACACCGTCAATGATGCAATAACCTCACTGCTTGACACAGCGGTGGCGGGTACAACCAGCATCACGGCTGACGCGGATATTACGCTGACAACTACTACGGGCGTGGCCAACCAGTCCCGTCAGGCGATCATTCTGTGGAACCCCGCATCGGGCACCACGACCCGCAACATCACGGCCCCTGCGCAGTCCAAGATTTACACCGTGATCAACGCTTCGGGCGGCACGCAGTCCATTGTGTTCCGCGGCGCAGGTCCCACAACTGGTGTCACCATCGTCAAGGGCGAGTCTGCTGTTGTTGCTTGGAACGGCACTGACTTCATCAAGGTGAGCAACACTGGCGGCGCTGCCTCGTTTACCAACGTCACGGTCAGCGGCACAACCATCCTGTCCGGCCTGACAGCTTCCACGGCTTTGGCACTGGATGCCAGCAAGAACGTGGTCAGCGTAACCAACACGGGCACGGGCAACAACGTTCTGGCAACTAGCCCAACACTGGTAACCCCAGCTCTCGGAACTCCGTCTTCAGCTACGTTGACAAACGCCACAGGTCTTCCAGTGTCCACTGGTATCTCCGGCTTGGGCGCTGGCGTGGCGACCTTCCTTGCTACCCCTTCGTCGGCCAACTTGGCAACAGCGGTAACTGACGAAACCGGTTCTGGTGCTTTGGTGTTTGCTACCTCCCCCACGCTGGTCACACCAGCCTTGGGTACACCCTCGGCACTGGTCGGCACAAACATCACAGGCACTGCTGCGGGTTTGACTGCAGGTAACGTGACTACCAACGCCAACCTGACGGGCGCAATCACCTCAACAGGCAACGCTACCCTGCTTGGCTCGTTTAGCTCGGCTAACTTGGCTGGTGCTTTGACGGACGAAACAGGCACGGGCTCCGCAGTGTTTGCCAACAGCCCCACCTTGGTGACTCCTGCATTGGGCACTCCAGCATCGGGTGTGGTGACAAACTTGACAGGCACGGCCTCCATTAACATCAACGGCACTGTTGGCGCTACAACTGCGGCGGCTGGCGCGTTTACCACCTTGTCTGCTTCTGGTGTGACTACGGTTCAGGCTGGCACGGTTTCTGCCCCTGCAATCACCACAACAGGCGACACCAACACCGGCATCTTTTTCCCTGCTGCTGACACGATTGCCTTTGCAGAGGGCGGCGTGGAGGCTATGAGAATTGATAGCGCAGGCAACGTAGGTATTGGAACGAGTTCGCCGACAAGACGTTTAGAGGTTGGTATTTTAGGGGCTTTCCGACTGCAAACAGGCTCCGTCACGATGGACTGCACACCCACTGCGGGTGCGACGGATACATTTGTATGGAACACTTCGTCCAATAGTGGTTACATCTGGTCAATGGCTGGCACAGAACGCGCCCGCATCGACTCCAGCGGTAACTTGCTGGTGGGGCGCACAAATTCCTCTGCAAGCGCAGCAGTTACTGGATGCATCATTTACGGTGGTGGCACTGCCGACTTCGGGCAGATGGTATTTTCCCGTGGTGCGAATACTGTTTATGTTAGCTTTAGAAACGCTTCAAGCGGAGCTGAAGTAGGAAATATTCAGACAGACGGTACGACTACAAGTTACGTCACATCTTCCGACTACCGCCTAAAGCACGACATTCAGCCCATGACTGGTGCGCTGGCAAAGGTCGCTCAACTCAAGCCGGTCACCTACAAGTGGAACGCAGACGACAGCGAGAGCCAAGGCTTCATCGCCCACGAACTGCAAGAGGTTGTGCCTGAGTGCGTGACGGGTGAGAAGGACGCAGTCAACGAAAACGGTTCCATCAAGCCGCAAGGCATCGACACCAGCTTCTTGGTCGCCACACTGACGGCGGCTTTACAAGAGGCGCATGGGTTGATTAAAGACCTTCAGGCTCGTGTTGATGCACTGGAGGCCAAGTAATGTGGCGTCACTACTGCCCCGAAGAAAAAGCATGGATCAGTGTAGGCAAGGGCCAGCCTTGCAACTGGTGTGAACAAATTGAAAAGGAAAAATCATGACCGCAACAATCAACTGGACAATCCAGCAACTCGACCGCAAGACAGCCGACAACTACGTCACAACAGCCCACTGGCGTTGCGATGCCACAGACGGTGAGTTCTCTGCTGGCGTGTACGGCTCTGCTGGCTTCACTGGCGACCTGACGATTCCCTACGCAGACCTGACTCAAGAACAAGTCTTGGGCTGGGTGTGGGGGTCCGTGGACAAGGCCGAGATAGAGGCCAATGTGCTGGCTCAGATCGAAGCCCAGAAGAACCCTGTGCAAGCCACTGGTACGCCGTGGTCTACTGCGGCATAATTGCCTCTGGGATTTCGGCGCTGCCCCTTATCAGCGACCGCGTGGAGAAAACATGAACGAGCAAAATATTACCCTGTCCTTGAACTTGGTCAACGGCGTACTGCAGTACCTCGGTACACGCCCCTACGGTGAGGTCTTCCAATTGGTGCAAGCCATTCAGGAGCAGGCCATTCCGCAGATCAAAGTTCCTGAAGTTGTTGAGCCTGCTGGCGGCGCGGACTGAAATGCAAGACTGGCTGTTGTCGTTCATAGCGGCAGCGGCCCTTGTATTCGGGGTCATCTTGCTTGTCGAGGTGGCCCTTTTTCTTTTTAGGTAGCACTTATGTTGGCCGAGTTAATAGCTGCAAACGCCGCGTTTTCTGTGATCAAGCAAGCCTTAGCCAACGGTAAGGAACTGTCTGCGCTCGGCTCACGGGTGTTCGACTACTTCGACAACAAGGCAGTGATCCAAGAAAGAGCCACCAAGAAGGGTGGCGGCTCCGACATGGAAGAATTCATGGCGCTTGAGCAACTGAACGCTCAAGAGGTTGAGTTGCGTGAAAGGATGGTCTACGAAGGCAGACCCGGCATGTGGCAAGACTGGCAGAAGTTCCAAGCCGCTGCTGCCCGTAGGCGCAGGGAAGCCAAGGAAGAAGCCGCTAGAGAAGCAAAAAGGCGGCAGCAACAGCTTGAGGACATGGTTGAATACATAGCCATCGGTTTGGGAGTACTCGTCCTTGCTGGCCTTCTGGTGGGCGGTATCGTTCTTTACATGAAGCACCTGCGATGAGTGAAAAGCCCGAGTCCATCATTGACAAGGTGCTGACCTATGTGGACAGCCCGTTCAAGCTGTTTGCCATCCTTGTGATGGGCGTTGTGGCCTTTGCCGGGTACTTTCTGTGGCAGAACCAGACCTTCATGTTTGATGCGTACAAGGAATCTAAAAAGCTGCCTGAGATCAACACAACACGCGCCGATGATGCAAGCTCTATGTTGCTCAAGAAGACGGGGGCTACTGTTGTGGCGGTGTTCAAGGTCAACCCACTGTTCAACTCTCGGGTGCTGTACAAAGCCTACACCAAGGACGGGCGCGACAAGACGATTGAAGACATTGATGTGGGCCTGTTCAGCCAAAACTCTGCCAACAACGCAGATGTGGTCAAGCTGATGACCAACGAAATCCCTTGTGGCGACTACCGCTACGCACAGTCTGAAGTGGGCCTGTGGTACTTGGATAAGGGCGTGACGTTTACCTGCCGGGTCAGCGTGCCGCCAGACTCGCATCGCTTTGTTGGACAGGTCACGGTCGGGTGGGCGGAGCCACCGCAAGACATTCAACAGGTAAAATTCATGCTGGAGATCGCCAGCGCCATGCTAACCAAAAGGGGTAATTGATGCTTTCACTATTCTCAACTCTTGGGGGTCTGCTGATCTCCGGCCTTCCTAAACTGCTGGAGTACTTCCAGAACAAGGCCGATCAAAAGCACGAACTGGCACTGGCGCAGATGCAGACCGAACGTGAGCTGCAAATGGCTGCCGCTGGTTTTGCTGCCCAAGCCAAGATCGAGGAAATCCGCACCGAGCAGGTGGCAATGCAGACCCAAGCGCAGATGGCTGAAGCCGAAGCCAGCATGGTGCAGGGTGCTCAGGAACACGATAAGGCGGTGCTTGCCAAGGCCTCCACATGGGTTGCCAACTACATCGGCACTGTGCGCCCCACGGTGACATACATCTTTGTGGCCGAGCTGGTTGCCATCAACGCTTTCATGGCGGTCTACCTGTGGCAGCGCCCAGACTTAGTTCAGAGTATTGACGACGTGATCCGCTACTCCGACATCATCTTCAGCTCCGACGAGATGGCTATGCTGGGCGGCATCATTGGGTTCTGGTTCGGCAGCCGCCAGTGGAGCAAGAAGTGAAGCTGAGCAAGGCAGGTGAAGACCTGATGCACCGGTACGAGGGTTTCCGCTCTCGTCCTTACCTTTGCCCAGCGCACATCTGGACGATTGGCTACGGCCACGTCCTGTACCAAGAGCAGATCAGACTGCCCATGGTCCGGCCACCGGGCAAGACCAAAGCGGACATCCCCATGATCCGCAGTGAGTTCCCACTGAAGCCGGAGGACAACCGTGTCTGGACAAAAGAAGAGATCAACGAACTATTCCGAACTGACGTCGCGTCTTTTGAACGGGGTGTTCTTCGTCTTACTCCCGGCGTTGTTGGCAGGCAAGGCAGCTTTGACGCTCTGGTATCTATATCGTTCAACTTCGGGCTAGGCAACCTGCAGCGCAGCACAATTCGCATGAAGGCCAACCGGGGTGACTGGGAAGGAGCAGCCGAATCGTTTCGAGTCTGGACCAAGGGCGGAGGCAAAGTCCTGCCAGGACTGGTCAAGCGCCGCGAAGCCGAGATTGCGCTGTTCCTGAGTTAAGTGCGAAAATGCCAGAAAACTGAGGTAAGCAATGCCACTTTCCAAGATACTGCTCAAACCGGGGATAAACCGAGAAAATACGCGCTATACCACCGAAGGCGGGTGGTATGACGGGGACAAGGTGCGTTTTCGGCAGGGCACTCCTGAAAAGATCGGTGGATGGGCCCGCCGCTCCAGCAGCACGTTCTTGGGAATTTGCCGTTCTTTGTGGAACTGGGTCACCCTGGGCGGCAACAACCTGATTGGCGTTGGCACGAACCTCAAGTTCTACATCAGCCAGGGCGGCGAGTACTATGACGTGACGCCGCTACGCGACACAGAAACACTGGTCGATCCGTTTTCCACCACAGCAGGTTCCCCGATTGTCGAGGTGACAGACGCCGCAAGCGGATATATCGACGGGGACTTTGTAACCTTTTCCGGGGCCACTGCCGTGGGCGGTTTGACACTCAACGGCGAGTACCAGATCACCTACGACATCGGGACCACCTACACCATCACGGCGTCCTCAAACGCATCCTCCACCGCCACTGGTGGAGGCTCTGTCACTGCGGCGTATCAAATCAACGTGGGCCCCGCGTTTCAATCCCCCTTGACTGGGTGGGGTGCAGGCGGCTGGGGCCTCGGTGCGTGGGGCGTGGGCGTATCTTCCCCAGACGCGCTGCGCCTGTGGAGCCAGAGCAACTTTGGTGAGGACCTGATTTTCAACCCCCGCGGCGGAGGCCTGTATTACTGGGAGGCCTCGGGCGGGGTAGCTGGCAACCGCGGCGAGGACATTGCTCTTATCCCAGGCTCGTCTGATTGCCCAACCAAGGCAAACCGGGTGCTTGTATCGGACATCAGCCGATTTGTTTTTGCATTTGGTGCCACGGACATAGGTTCTGCAACGCTAGACCCTTTACTGGTCCGCTGGTCCGATCAGGAAGATTATTTGAACTGGACGCCCACTGCCACAACGCAGGCAGGTAGTCTTCGCTTGTCGCTTGGCTCTTCGATCGTTACCGCGCTGCAGTCCCGTCAAGAAGTATTGGTCTGGACCGACACGGCTGTGTACTCACTGCAGTACCTGGGCCCACCGTTTGTATGGGGCGCGCAGATTGTCGGAGACAACATCTCAATCGCAGGCCCAAATGCCACGGCCATTGCTTCTGGCGTGACGTACTGGATGGGCTTGGACAAGTTCTACAAGTACGACGGTCGCACCCAGACACTGCGCTGTGATTTGCGTCAGTACATCTTTGACGACATCAACCAGCTTCAGATGGAGCAGGTGTGCTGCGGCACAAACGAAGGCTTTAACGAGGTCTGGTGGTTTTACTGCTCCGCCGACTCAGTGGTGATCGACAGGTATGCGATCTACAACTACGGGGAAGACATCTGGTACTACGGCAACTTGGGCCGCACAGCGTGGCTGGACAGCGGGCTGCAAAGCGGACCGATCGCTGCGACCTACGTGAACAACTTGGTGAACCACGAGGCTGGAAACGATGACGGTACGGGGGATGCCCTGGTTCCGATTGAGGCCTACATCTCGTCCGCTGAATTTGATTTGAACGACGGCCACAACTTCTCCTTTGTTTGGAGAGCACTGCCGGACATCACGTTCCGCGGTTCGACCAACAATGGCTTGTCCCCAAGTGTCACCATGACGCTGCTGCCCCTGAGGAATTCCGGTTCGGGCTTCACAAACCCTCCCTCTGTCGGCGGCTCCAACAGCGCAGGCATCACCCGCACGGCGGTCTTCCCGATCGAAGAGTTCACCGGGCAGGTGTACCCACGGGTCAGGGGCCGTCAAATGGCATTGCGCATTGACAGCACGACGCTTGGCGTGGCGTGGCAGATGGGTGCGTTCCGGCTCGATTTGCGTCCGGACGGGAGAAGGTGATCCATGTCTGATCTCCAGGCCCCTGCGCCTCCGGCTC